TTAAATTGAGTAATTAGCCGTAAAAACCTCTATTTTCTTTTTTCTATCCTTAGAAGTGTTATTAGCTACCGATACTGTAAGCTCTATGCTTTTTTGATGCCAATTAAAATCCTTAACATATCTTGATAGTATTTCAGATGGGTAAGAACTTAATAGAAACTTCCCCTTGATTTTTGATAGAGTTGTCAAAAGTCTTTCAAAATCGTCAATAGTATATCCATCATAATGTCCACAATTGCTATTATAATAAGGGGGGTCGCAATAAAAAAAAGCGTCATCTCTATCTCGGCTGTTAATAATCCTAAGTGCGTCAGTGCACTCTATTTGTACATTTTGAAGCCTTATTGCATATTCTTCAGTAAATGAGTCTCTTTTATTACTATTTTTTTTTGTAGTTGTGTTCTTTGTTTTATCATACCCCCATGCATTATCAATAATTGATGCAAATGACTGTGAAGACAATAACCAAAAAGCCCATGCTCTTTTAATATTATCAAACATGTCGGGGTTATTATAAATAACAGATGCTTTTCTGTGCAAATCTCGTGAGTGTAAACTTATCCTTACTTCTCTTTCAAGAAGATTAAAGTCGTTTTTTACAACCTCGTAAAAATTAATGAGTTCTCTATTAGTATCATTAATAACTTCAATATTGCTCTGGGGCTTTTTAAAAAACACAGCGCCTCCTCCTATAAAAGGCTCTACATACATATTGTGATTTGGAATCATGTTTACGATTCTTGACGCTAATGTTTGTTTGCCCCCGTAATAACTAATTGGTGTTTTCATGCTAATTAACTTCTATATCCATTTGAAATTCTATTGTTGCAGTAGACCCAACGCTTCCGCCTAAGGTCTGAACAGTAATTATATTACTTCCCGGAGTAATGAAACACCGAGCAAAATTTACAACAGACACAAACCCAATTACCCCCGAATTGTTAGCAGCAACGTATCCTGTTGGTAATTTAATATGAAAAGTGTCCGGAGTCCCGGTAACATTTGATGTCAGAATTGAAACCCTCGCTTTAAGAACCTTTCCAAATATCTCCCATTTTGTCTTAACGTTAGAGCCCGTTACCGTCCATGTTGGTGAGCTCCCCCCTGTTACTGTATAATCTGAAGAATTAAAAGGGTGACTAATACTTCTTGGGCGTATCAAGTCTTGCATTGTTGGCAATGATGGGCTTGCCGGAGTTAATCCACTTCCAACCGGTAGCACAACTATTCTTGCCTTCCTAATTTCATAGGTGTTGGCTGTTTGTCCATTTTCCATCGGTTCTAGCCCTGCAGGGTCGAAAACCGAAAAGACTTCCCAAAAATAACCATTCCCAATAGTTATTGCGCTCAAATTGCCACCGTCAGTCACGCATGGTTCTCCGTTGATAACTACCCAACCGGGCGCCCACCCAATAATGACACTTCCCTGTCTTATTAAATCCGCGCCAAATAATCTAAATGAATTATTATTGGGGGACTCAAATCCCGCGCATATCTTTTCTATCGCCTCTCGAACCGCGTTTTGTTCAAAACGAAAATCGTCCCAATTAAATTCTATTCCACCATTAATGTCTGATTTTAATTTATTCATCTTACCTGTTTTTAATAATTAACAATTGAATATCTCTTGCCTGCTAACTTATAATAGTTAATAAGTGCTTTCATTTCATTTATGTCAAAGTTTAATGAAAATGGCACATAAACTATAAAATCAACTGCAGGGGATTCAGCTTTATTTTTTATGCACAACCTATTCTTATCAAAAGCCCAATGCGAACTACCAATAAATGGGGTGTTTCCTTGATTCGAATTAGTTAGTGATCGCCATATAAACATACCAAAAGAAACCTTGTCGTTTAAAGAATAGCTTTGTCCCGCAACCCACTTATTATAAACATATGTCGGAGGCTTAGCCTCAAGTTTATTATAAACAAATGGCTTGAAAACGCTCGCAACGTTATCTATATAAATAGCTCGATTAAGCGGATCAAATCTGTCATTAAGAGCATGGGTTAAATAAACAATTTGACCAGTAAACCGCATTCTGTAATTCACATTTGCTCTATAATTTAATAAAATTGCGTATAGCTGAATTATTGGCCTACACAAGGATTGAAGCCAATCTATATTCCGGGTTGTTCGCCTGAACCAAGGTAGCGCAAACAATATAATATTATACCAATTTAAATTAAACATTGGGAATATATTGAATGGTTTGAGACAAAGGGAATGCGTTATCAACCTGCATGTGTCCAGCATCAGCAATATACTCTTCAACAATAGGAGTATATGGTAATAACCCAAATTTAGCATCTGCTCCAACAAGAATGGGATTTACTACCCCTTCTGCTGACTGAATTGCATCTGTAAGATAAGTTAATACTAACTTACTGTTAAAGGGCAATGAGCTAATATAATTATTAATCGCAGCCTCAACGGGAAAAATAGCAGGGTCTGATATAAGAGAACCGTTTGCATTAAGCACTAAAGGATCGTAATAAACTTTATAGATTATTTTAAGCAAATCCGCAGGCCCACTTATTAAGGCTGTGTTCACTCCAGCATACTGAATTAGCGATAAATAAGCCTGTGCTGCCGATAATTCAGGAGCAGACAATGGCGTTACTACGCTTGAAACAACTTTTGCAACCTTTATCCTTACCTGTCCTCCAGTTTCAATTACGGCACAACGCTTTATTATCTTAGCTGATTCATCATCTGTTATGTATTGATATTTACCATTTAAGTACGATAGTGAATATCCGTATTGAAATTTAAACATCTCCTCTTGATACCACCTAACAGTTCCCGGCCTTGATGACGCAGCAATTTCTTCAACCTCTCGTTTATGTTCGTCAAAAACAAGCTCATGTGTATATATAGCGAACGAAATTACCCACACCCACAAACGCCAAATTGCAACCTTTGAAGACGTTGTAATATCAGCAAGAAAGGTTTGAGAACTGTGTATGTTTGCCTGCAAATTAGCTAATGAAGAGAATGTTTGTATCTCATTAACTATCTCATCATATATTACCTTAATCGAACGTGCCATTAAAAATTATCCTCCTTATAATATATTGTAAAATCTATTTCGCCTTCATATAAATCTTCACCTTCGTCTCCACTCACATTTAGTACGGCAAATAACTCCTGTGCTTCATCATTAATTACAATAGAATTACCTATTTGAACATTATGTTTTCTATTTGTAAAAACGGAAACACCGCTTGTAATTAATGATTGTGATGTTCTCAAACGTAAAGATATCTCGTCTGCCGTTTTTGCTTTAAATGATGTTTTAACATCAAAAACCACCCTAATCGGTATTGCCCCTGCAGGTAAACTTTCCGACAAGCTCTTAGTAATATCTTCTCCTGGCTCCAAGAACAATGAGTAATCAATGCTTATTTTCTTTACTTTTTCAAAAGAAGAATATATAAGTACATGTTCATCATTGATTGCATTAACTATAGATTCCGGATTGCTTAAATAAATGTAGTCTATTGAATTACTAACCATATATACTGTTGTACCAATAACGAATGTTGTCCCTCCTGAATATATTGAACCTGCTAAATAATCAATAAACGTTCCGCTAATCACCTTTATACTTTGCCATTTTGCAGGGTCGCTACCGGGCTCAACATTATTACCATCGACCAGCGATATCCAGACTTTAAACTTATTTCGCCTAATTGTTGCTGCAGGAAGACTTACCCAAGGAACCCACTGCTCGACTAATAATGTTGTTTTTAAAACCGGAAGGCTGACCCATGCATTATCATTAAATGTCCCCGTTGTTGTAGGCTCAACACAATATTTAATCTCACCATTATTAATACAGGTGTCAAACAAACTATACTCTTTTGAAGGATTATAATTAGTCAGTTTAGCAACTTGCAGATTGGCAGAGAAAGCTAAACTATCAGCCATATCCGTTAAGAGTTCAATTAATTCTGCACCTGTTGTACCTTCTTGGCCAGTAGTGTCAATATACTCGTTTATTTTAGCTAAAAGGGTGGGTTTGTCTAATATTGCCATGCGCTATTTATTTGAAATCATTATTAAAATCATTATTAAAGTTCTTATATCTACCTTCATTCTTAATTATTCTTGATACCGGCACCCGATTATTATCTCGAAAAAAAGACACCACAAATTCATTTATCGGTTTTGATAGTATAGATAAATATTGCCCTTGCATAAAGAACGATTCAGGAGTAATTGCAATTTGAGGGTTATCCCTCTTCAAAAGCACAATTCCTTCCACATCTCCGTAATATTGAAGAGATATATCAACCGCTGATTGTGATGAATCCACTTTAATCTTCATATGATGCTGAAATCTTTATATTATTTAACCCTGCAACTTTAAGGCTTGAAATTATCATTCCGTCATTTTCAAATTCCCTTGTAATTTTAGATTTAACATCTTGCTCCGTTATCTCTTCGTTTATCCAATTTGCTATCCCAACCCCTATTATTGGCGACTCTTTAAAATCTCCCGGCTGAGCAATTAATAAGTCGTCTTGATGTTGCAATGTGCTTTCCGCAATAGCAAAATCATTGCCTACTATGGCAATATCATTAGTAGAATCAATTGCAATATCGAAAACCTCTTTAACCATGCACTACCTTATTATTTTCAATCAACTGTAAATTAAGAGGCTGCAATGCAGCAACAGCAGAATTAAATGCTGTTGCAGATGCCCCACTATCAATCGCGGATAAAGCTGTAAAACCTGCCGAAATTGCAGCTTTAAGGGTATTAAATGCCACGTCATATTGCTGTTTAAACTCTTGTATTTTAATCAGCCCGCCATAAGCTCCACCCCTAAGAAACACCTTATCAACCTTTGAATACATTAATATGATTAAGTTATTAGAATCTCCCTCAATGGAGCCAATTAAAACAGTTGAGCCAATTTCCGGAATCAAACAAAACTCATCATTTGTATTTGACGAGTCGGGCTTTATTTTTACGTCAAAAATCAAAGCTCCACCATCCAACGGGTCAATATCAACTGTAAATTTGTTCATATTAATTCCCTTAACCTCGCCAATAACAATTGATGAATTGCTAAACATTAATTTTAAAGCTCTCCGGATTTCTTCGTTTTTACTCATGATGAAGCTTTTTTACCTAATTCAATTTCTCTCCTGTAACCATTTGGCCCATAACTTACATTTACAGAGTCGATAAAATATCTTCCTGCACGCTCCGGATACTTATCGTCCCATACCACAGCTATCATACTATGAGATGCAAATGGCTCTCCGAAGGATATAAAAGAACCTTTATACCCATCATACTTAAATTTTTCAATGTTTTTTTGCGCCAGTTTTTCAATTTCCGACTTACTCTTATTGTAAAAATGTAACGTGTGAACTTCTCCGTCTTTATCGCCAACATCTACCGTTATCTTTTTATTGTCAGGCATAACAGAAATTGCCTTAACCTTTACCTTAACATCATCTTTAAAGCTAAACGATAAATTATCTACTCCTCCTGAAGGGATGTTCTTTTGAAAATGATACCCAACGCTTCCCAGTCCAGTTTCAAAATAAGGAAAACCAACATGAAGCGTTTTTCCTCTGAAATACGCAATCAGCCCAAATTCATCCTTTATTTTTTCTAAAACTTTCGCCTTTGTTAACTTATCCACTCTAAAAGGGCTCAGATTTACATTAGGGGAATTTATCTTAGCTCCCGGTAATATATCTCTTAACATTGCGCTTAAATCTACACTTCTCCAGCTTTTTGACACTTCTTCTTGTTTAAGCTTCCACATCTCGTCCTCACATTCAATTTCTACGGGCGAAGAAGCCGTTATTTTTGACACATACCCCTTAAACTCTTGAGTTAGATTTCCATCGTAGCCTGCCCATATTTCTACAGGCATCCCTCGTTTAAGTTCTTTGCTTAAAATAGACTTTACATTGGGAAGTAAAATCTTAGCCGTATCGGCCAGTGTTTTCCACGAGCTGTTACACTCAAATGAACTGCAGTGTACAAACTCATAATTTCCAATCAATATTTTACAATTCATCTCTCTCACTATCCAGCTGTTTTTATTTTAAGTTCAAAATCTCTATCCGAAGAAGCGTTAATCTCATACGCCTGCATAGATATTTGTCCTTCTACCGCAGGAAAAGAAAATGATTCAATTGCGATTTTATTAATATCAAACAAAGAGGTTAATGCATTTATAATAGTTACACTCTTCTTTAATTCACAAATAGTTCTTATTTTTCTAATAATATCTTCCGGATAATCATCATTCTCTTCGTTTGTAACAACACCTCTTATTGTAACCTGATAATCGTTTAAAGAATATAACTCTTTAAATGTTCCGTCCTGCCCATCTATTTGCGTTTTTATTATTGTTTTGCTTCCGCTAATTTGGATAATAGGTTCATTGGGCAGTTCTATTCCCTCAAGTTTACAAGGAAGAAAAATAGGTGTTCCTAACAATGAATATTGACGCTCAGTTATATCAACTGCTTCGTTTTTATCTAAATTAATTAAAGGCACATAACTTTTGGGATTTGCGGTGAAATATGGCTGGCCGATATACCCAAAAACATTGCGATATACTTCTAATATGTTTATCTCTCTTGCCATTATGCTAATCCTAATTCTGCTCCTTGAACAGCCCTTAAAATGGTTTCTTCAACCAATCGCTTAATTTCAGAGCTCCCTTCCTTAACCGAGGTTGTATGTACATTTAACTCTTTAACGAGCGACTGTATATTGACAGTAACATTTCTTACAGATTTCCCTCCGCCAGAAATATCTGTCAGTCCGCTCTTAATCGTATCGTTTAATCCTCCTTTAGTGTCTTTGGCACCGGTGGCAGAAGACCCCGATTGAGCATCTGATAATTGCTCTTCTAATTTTACTTCAACAGGTACTTTCCCAATGTTTTTAATTTTCTCCTTCAATAAGTCGAATCTCGCGCCTACATTATCAAAATTACCTGACAATATATCTCTCATTAATTCTGCTGCAGTTTTGCCAATAGACACAATATTCATAAATATTCCTTTTGCCCTTGTATAAAACCTGTCAAGCCAATTAAAGGCGCGTGATATCAAAGAACCTTCTCCGCCCAATAATCTCCACACATAGTCAATTAGTTTGCCAATTCCTGTAAAAACAGCCTCAATGTTTAGATAAAACTCTTTTAATAAATTATAAGACAGTTTGAGTTGATTAACTGAAAACATTAAAACATCTCTAAACAGCTCGCTTCGTTGCCACATTTTGGTAAACCAGTCAAATATCTTTTGGCCATATTCAGAAGCACTTTGTAGCCCGGTGATGACAAACGGCAATATTTTCTCTCCAATTCTTACCATTATGTTTTCCCATTGATTTTTTAAAATCCCTCCCATCACTTTAGCATCTCCCTTTGCGTTGGCTAATGCTTTCTTAGCATCAAATGCAGAATTGTCAAATGCATCAAATGTTCTTAAAACTTCGTCTCCTGAAGTTTTCAACAAATTCATCAAATTCCTTAAACCCTCTGGCCCTCCAATATCATTTTTTAGTTTGTTAAACTCCGCGTCATTCATTTTCGAAAATTTCGGAATTAACTCTTTGATAACTTCATCCATGCTACGCATTTGTCCTTTGGCATCAAACAAATTAACCCCTATTGATTTAAGCCCTTTAATAGTGTTTTCTTCTCCAAAACCAGCAAAAGCGGTTTTAGTCATAGTCGCTGCTATTCTACTATCTTTTGCAATGGATGTAAAGGCTGCAAATATTTTATTGGCTGTATCAAAATTTTGATTTGCAGACGCTGCTGCTCCGGCATATTCTGTCTGAACTTCGGCAAGCTCTTTAAATGTAGTTATCCCTACCTGTACAGTTTTTGCATTACTTGCCAAATATTTATCCATATCTTCAACACCAAAATTAAACGCTTTCATGGCTTTTGTCGATGCGTTTATTGTAGTATTAAAATCTGCTTTAGTAGCAATAGCGAAGTTACCAACCTTTTCGACCAAGTCTCCAACCGATTTCCCATAAAGACCTGTAGCTGATTGCACATCATAAAACGCAACCGCGGTATTGTTTAGATTAAACCCATTTTTTAGGCTAAGGTCTTTTATCGTATTTGAATATTGAGATAGTTCGGCCTCTGACTTATCAAGATTAAGATTTTTAATGTCCAAAAAAGTGTTATTGTATTCTTTCGCAGCATCAGTAGCCTTATAAAGCCCTACCGTTACACCCGCAATTGCTGCTCCTGCAGCAACATAAGGATTAACTAAAAGGTTCATGGCTGAACCAACTCCCGGAATTTGCCCCGTTATTTCACCATATTTATCTTGAAATCCGTTTAAATTGTCTTGAAGCCCTGAAAATTTCCCGGATACTTTATCTGCAGATGAGCTAAGCTTATCAAGAACTTTCTCGTTAAGCGCACTTATTTTTAATACCCACTCAGACATTTTCATTGCTCAGGCGTGTTGTGTTTGGCCTCTTCCTGCCTTACCCATTGCAACTCGGCAAATAATTTTATAAGCCTTTCATCCGGCAGGTCTTCAGCATTTGGAATTTTATAATAAAATCGAACTTGTGCATACATTCTTGCCAAAGAGGATGCGGGATTATTCAAATAATCCCGCTCCTCTTTTATAGCTTTGCGATGGAGGCCTCCTTAATCTCTACCAATTCATCTACCTTTTGGCAAACGGCTAAGTAAAGGTCATCGTTAGTTCTCATCACTTCGTGCCCTGTAATCCAGCAGTTTTGGACGATGGTTTTTGAGAATTCAATTGGGTTCCCCTTTTTTGTTCTTACGGCCATTGCTGCCTCAATATCTCGCATTGTTGGTTTGCGAAGTAAGCATTCCTTGTCATCAACTGCAATAAGAAAAATTTCGCCATGCTTCTTCTTTAAAGAATCAATTTCCGATTTAGATGGTCTTTTGTACTCGTCCATTTTTTAAGTTGTTAGAATAGTTAAACATTATATTGAATGTCACCAATTATAAGTGGAAGTTCAATCTCCATATTTGGGTCTCCTGTTTTCATGCCCTTTTTTATCTCGCCAAAACGAACCGCAATAAGCATATCAACAGTTAATGGGCCATTTTCAGGCTGGTAAGAAACCGGGATTGAAAAAGCAGGAATATCAGTTATACTCCGTCCTTTTGGAAGAGTGCGCTGCAGGGCTTCCACTTCACTTTGAAGCAAAGTGATACTACCTGAATACTCTCTTTTGCCTCTTCCCATTGCCACAGGCTTATCTCCGCGCCCATATATATTTATATGGTCTTTTTTCTCAGAATACTCAATAGCAACAACACCATCAAGAGGCCTTGTGCTTCCGGGAAGTACTACTTTAATATCTTCCCATGCATACTCATTACCATTAATCATCGTTTAAATGCTATTTAAAAGGTTTATAATTACGCTAAAGGGTTTTCGTATGCCAAAACAGAATTAATCTCTTTAGCATAGCCTTTTGGCAATATGTTTACTTCGGTATCTATTTTATCCGTAGATAATACGTTTTGGTCAGGGTCAACAAAACAAGATACTCTTACAATCTCTCTGCGTGAAGTCATCTGACGATTAATCTCGTCTTCTACCTTTTGTTGATAACTCTTAATGACTGCAGCATCAAGCTTGCCCGTTTCTTCATTAAGCTCTACATCGTCATTTAGCTCATTTAAGAAAACCTGACGTGTTATTCTACTCGCTTTGTCCATCACTCTTCCTCTGCCAATAAATGCATAATCATCTGTAATAGGACACGCTGTAGGGTCATCATTAAAGAAAAAACCTGCTTTGCCTGAATGTTTGAGCGCAAATATGTAGCCTTTATCGTGAAGTGTGTTAATCTGAGTATCTGTTAAGGTGTTATAGTTTACGCCATTTGACAAGGCGATATTTGTAATGCCAATAGCGCCTGATTTAACTCTTCCTATGTTACGCTGCACCGGGATTCCTGCTAATTTGCCTAAAACATAGCCGGCAAATGCCATTTTAGAAGCAAACGCGTTATTTGCTGCATAGTCGGCATCTTGTGATATTACAAGACTTACTCTATTAGCATTAGGACCAAGGGCAGGGTCTCTTAAATCAAGCATAGACGATATATTACCTTGAAAATCGCGGGCTTCAATTAATATTTGTACTGGTCTATGTTTCAGAAATTCATCCTCAAATAATTCTTGAGCTTTTGTTATGGCTGAAACGATGTCAGTATCCAATTGATTTGCATACATTGGAGTATAGCCTGTTTGAGGAGTTCTACAAACCGCAACAAGCCTAACCTTTCCTTGCGCTGTTCTAAGCAGTTTTGAAAGGTAATCCAATGTTTTGTCGCAAACATCTGCCATAGCCAATGTTTTAGCAACAACCATCACATATAGTTCTGTACCGTTTCCGGCAGCATCGTAAAAATCTTTGATATGCTTATGAGCAACAGTAGTATTAGTTGAATCGTACGCCTCTGTTATGCCTACATTTTCAGCATCCGCAAGGCTAAAGAAAGGGCCTAATACGTCATTAAGCGCAAATTGCCCGGATACGGCTACTCCTGATACTACAATTGCAGATATGCCATCTTCTAAAGGTGCTATTCTGCCTAAATTGCCATTAGATTGAGATATGTTAACACTCGGTCTTGCCATGATTAATTCAATAATTTAATTAATGATTCTAATTGCTCTAAGGATATTTTCCCAAATACAAATGCGATAAGCAGAACTAATAATAAAACAGAAGTTGATAATCTTACCCAGTCTACTCTTCCTTTTCCTCCCAAATCAGATTCTACATTACTCTTAATTGTAGACACCACAGGAATGCTGTCAAGTATGCCATTACCTACAGATTTTAAAAGTGTCTTAAATTTGTTTTTTTTTGCGATGCCCATAAATATGGTTATTAAGTTCATTATCTTTTTACTTCTAAATAAAAATCTTGGCCCTTCATTAATTCTTCAAAAGATTTGACAGTATTACCTGAGTGTGTAATATCTAAAAGACCATCTTTATTCAAGTCTTTTGTTGAATCTCCAAGAGCAATACACCCTCTAAGTTGTGAAGCATAGTTAGCAGAATGAATCCTGATACCTGCGCGCCCGGCAACACCCAAAACTTCATACATATTACGCTTAAACGTATTGCTGTACGTCCATTTGCACAAATAAGTGCCTGCAGGTATACTACTAACTCCTTGCTTATTGTTTCTATCGGGCAGTTCTAAGCTTTTGCATAAAAAAATAACACGATTAGCATTAACTACGGTTAAGCAACCGAGGGTTTGCTCTCCACAATCATGTATTGTATGCAAGGTTACCTTCATTTTACTTCCCTTTCTTCTGAGAGCCTTTTGCAGCTTTTTCTTCAGCAGCTTTTTTCTTAGCTTCTTCTTCAGCAGCCTTTTTAGAATTATCAGCTATTAAGAAATCGTCTCTTTTAACTCTAATAGGCTCAGATAGTTTTTTTCGAGCAGCCTCTGCTCTTGCTGTTGCCTCATTAAAAAAGCATACCCCATCTTCTGTTGCAAACACTACTTCAACATCGTTTGCCTCAAATACTGCTTTAATTTCGTTTTCTAATTCTTTGTTCATAAGCGCTAATTTAACCCTGTGCCCCTACACGCTTGGCGCTTCGGGGCTGTCGGGGTGTGTTTTATTTTTATGCCGATGCATCCTGAACTATCGCAACCACTCCTTCTCCTAAATCTCTACGTTTTCTACCTCCCATTTTCACCAAAATTGAGTAGATGTCTCCGTAATATTGAGGGTCTTTTTGATTCTCGAAAAACTCAACAGTACCTTGCGCTTTTGCAACAGCATTTTTTTGCCAGCAAATCACACTATCATTATCTGTTGCTGCTGCTGCTGCTCCCGGTGCTTTTGGAACCGGTGTACCTGCATTTGTGTAGGCTACTGTTGTTGCTCTCGATATTATGTTGAATCCATACAGTCTTAACACAACTCCATCTTTAAGCGATAGTTCACCGCCATTAACACCGTCACGAGCCATTAATGTAGAGTCTTCTGTTAATTGCTGATACATGTCTTCCGGTATTAATGCATATCTATCAGCCTTAGCAATACCTTGTTTATTCATAAGCGATTGAGCTCGTTTTAAATCTTCCTTAACAAGCTTCTTTCTGTTTCCCGTAGCTGACGGCAAGTGAGCTAAAATAGCCGAACCAGTTGTTCTCAATATATTGGCACTGCTTGTTGGCGCCCAACTAAAAAGAAGATGATCGGCAATCGTTTCTGACATCGACTCTAAATGTTCATCTAAAACCGAACCCATTTTATCGTAAGATATCTCCATTGTTTCAGCCTTAGGGATGTGAGTAGGGTCAGTTGTATATACATCCAATGGATAAGTAATGTCAGTATCGGTTCTTCTAACCGCTGTAGCCGGGTAAGAGTTTCTATTTTTAACAACCGTAGGTTTAGCTCCTGCCTGCGGAATATGTACCACAGAGCCTCCAAGTACGTTTTGGCTTTCATTGTAACAGAAATTCACAAATGAATTATCTTTAAAAAGATTACCCATTATGTAATCAACCCAAATTTCAACCGCTACGCCATTCATTTGAACTCCATAATTAGTAGGAGCTGGCACGATAGAATTTAGAGCAGCGACAGGCAAAGAAATTATTGCCAATGAAACCGCAATCACACCCATAAAAAATTTACTGAACTGTTTTTTCATGTTTTTTTTGTTGTTTTTGTTTATATAGTTTTACTAAGCAGTCTAATGTTTTCTTGGCTAAATATCCACCCGTGGCCCCGATTGCTCCAATTATGAAACTCTCCATCACCGCGTAAAGCATTGAGAGGCTAATAAGTCCAAGAACTTTTGCAACCTTTACAGAAATAGCCCCTGTTATAGCTGCAGCAATCTCTCCACTGTGCGACATCTATTACTTTTTATCACGCAACTTAATGATATATGCCTCTTTAAGGCTTTTAAAACCTTCAGGGTCTTTTTCAGACATTAATTGAAGCCCGGCAGGGTCTTCCTTTTGCCACTTTCCAAAGTCCCAATCTTCACGAGCAGCAGCAGCCGATTTATCTCCCATTTGGGCAGATAAAGGCTTGTAAGGCTGAAGGCCGTCAATAACTATTTTAGTAGACTCAAAGTCCTTACTGCAAAGCTCTTCGTAAACAGAGCGTTTGTCCGCTGAAAATTTCCCTTGTTTCTGAGCGTCATCTAAAAGCTGCTTAATTGCCAGTTTCTGTTTTGCTTCATTATCTTCGTTCATCTTCTGCACCTTATCAGATAGTTCTTTAACCTTTCCCTCCAAATCCGACTTGTCTTTTTTCAGATTATTAACTGCTGAAATTACTTCATCTTCTGTCGCTGTATCAGCAAGCGATAAGGCAAGTGCCAATAATTTCAATTTTGACATATTGTTTTGTTTTTTATTTGATTTATAGTCGCTTAACATTAATTCGATTGATTCCTCTGTAACTTCCACCCCTGATTTATCGAAAAGCTTAACAGCATTTGCATTGGCAGGTACAGAGACCAAACTAACCTCTTTTAGTTCAGACTTATTAACTACAAGACAAAGCATTCCTTCTTGTTCGGCAATTTCAAGGTCTAAAATTTGAATAGCAATACTTGCCGAATTAACATAACCCTTATTAACCTTATTGGCCCATTTTGCAGCCTCCGCATCATCCATATCAAATTCAGGCTCTCCCACCAATTTATCTCCATCAACAGCAACATGATTCCACTTACCTAATACAACATCGTGATTATGATTTAAAAGCATAATCGGATTCTTCATAAAATTGGAAGTGTCAATACCTGCTGTAATTACAATAGAGCCCTTACGATTAAGGGACTGGTCGGATAATATGAATTTTTGCTTTGACATATCGATGGCACAAAATTGAAATATTTTAAACATTGATTAAAATTCTTTTTTAGCTGCATATCAATTAATTATATTATTTATATTAAATAATAAGATTAAGCTAAAAGACCTTTTTAATTAATAATCAATGTTTATCAACTTTGCATTCATGGGAACAACAAGAAAAAAAGACCTTCTAAATTGGGCTGAATTATTATTTATTTCAGAGGGATTAACACAAAAAGAAATAGCTGCACGTGTTGGTGTTACGGAAAAAACAATTGGGAAATGGAAAGAAGAAGGAAAGTGGGAAGAAAGAAAAGCCGCAACGGTTATTACAAAACCTGAGCAATTAAAGCGAATTTACCAGCAAATAAACGAACTAACCGATGTAATTAAAAATCGAGAAGAAGGCAAAAGATTCCCATCTTCTGCTGAAGCGGACATCTTAAATAAATTGTCTGCTGCTGCCAAAAATTTAGAAAACGATGCTGGAATAGCTGATACTATTAATGCATTTATGCCATTTCTCGAATGGCTAAGGCCGATTGATTTGAAAAAGGCACAAGAAATAAACAATTTGATGGACGGGTATATCAAAAGTAAAATATGAGGGTAAAAGACAGGACAGCTCTTTTAAAATGGGATTCTTTCAAGAAGAATTTAATAAAATCTACTTCTGTTGATAGCAACGAAAATGCTCTTGATAAACAGAAGAGAATTGCTCATTTATTATCCGATTTTGAAGCTTTTTGTACCTATTATTTTCCGCAATATACAACAAGCCCTTTTGCGCAATTTCATAAAAGATTTGCAAAAAAAACTGTTGAAAATAATAGAATATTTATAACAAGAGCATGGAGCAGAGACCATGCTAAGTCGGTTACATCAGGTGTAATGCTTCCGCTTTTTCTCAAAATGAAGGGAGAGCTTAAAAATATGCTGCTTGTAAGCTACAGCGAAGATAACGCAATAGAATTGCTGAGGCCTTTAAAAATACAATTAGAAAGCAATCAAAGGCTAATTAATGACTTTGGCATACAAAAAGGGAGAGGCAATTGGGAGGATGGAAAATTTATAACTGCTGACGGCTGTAGCTTTAGAGCAATTGGTTCCGGTCAAAATCCAAGGGGAAGTAGAAATGAAGAAGCGCGACCAGACTATATCTTGTGCGATGATATTGACGATGACGAACTATGCCGGAATCCTAAGAGATTGGATAATGCATGGGACTGGTTAATAGGTGCGCTATTTGGGTGTTTAAGCATTGAAGGCGCAAAGAGATTTATAATAGTTGGGAACATCATCGCAAAAGACTCGTTGGTTAAAAGGAGCATAAATGTTGCTGATGATTTTGAGCAAATAAATATACTCGACAAACAAGGGCAGCCATCGTGGAAAGAACGATTTTCTTTACAAGAATGTCAGTACATGATTTCAAAAATGGGATATCGTCTTTCGCAGCGAGAATATTTCAATAATCCTATTTCTGAAGGAAAGGTGTTCAAAAAGAAAGACATTGTCTTTGGAAAAGTTCCCGACATAGCTAAAATGCCATTTAAAGTGGCATACTTAGACCCCGGATTTAAGAAAACAAACGCTTCGGACACTAAAGCTTGGATATTGGCCGGAATTAGGGACGGGAAATATTACATAATCAAAGCCTTTTGCGGTCAAGCTTCAATTACAGAAATGATTGAGTGGGGATATGAAATAGACGCTTATTTAAAACGCAAAAACACAACCGCAAGATTTGTGATGGAAGAAGTATTCCTCCAAGATCTCCTTTATTCAGATTTTAAAGATTATGGTAAAAAGAAGTACCCCTTGTCGCTTACTGGAGACAAGCGAAAGAAACCTGATAAAGACAGCAGAATAGAATCTATTTCAGGACACTTTGAGCGTGGAAATGTAGTGTTTAACGAAGATGAGGAAAATAATCCTCACATGAAAGAACTTGTAGAGCAATTTCTAAATTTTGAACCGGGCGTTAAAACCAAAAAAGACGGCCCCGATGCTACCGAAGGTGCTTTTTACATACTTAATGAAAATTTGAAGTTTAACCATGACATACTAATTGGTTCTAAATCCATAAACAAGCATAAACTATGAGCTTTATAACAAAAGAAGATTTTGGCACAACCATCAGAGAGCGATATTTAGATGCTATTACTGAATTTGATGATGACATTTTAGAATCTGCAACAAACACCGCTATTGAGGAGATCAAATCATATCTAACTAATAGATATGATATTGATGAAATATTTAATAAAACCGGCAATGATAGAAGTTTAATTGTTCTTATGTATGTAAAAGACATGACCATTTATCACCTGCACAGCCTAATTAACCCTCGCAAAATTCCTGAACACCGAATTACCCGCTATGAACAGGCGCTTGATTGGCTTAACAAAGTAAACAACGGAATTATAAATCCCGACCTTCCATTAATGCAAGGCGGAGAAAAGAATTACATATTATACGGAAGTAATCCTAAAAGAAATAATCATTTATGAATAGCAAAATTGGAAAACAGTATCCCTCTCCTCTTATTACAGAGATTAAGGTCGCAAGCATAACGTTAAATCCGCAAGATATTTCTTCTTGGAAAAGAGCTATTGATATTGCTCGAAATCCAAACAATCCAAGAAGAAAACAACTATATGAGCTTTACGACAATGTATTGCTTGACGGACATCTTCAAGCAATAATCAACAAGCGAATAAATAACGTAAGCAACAAGCCCGTTGTGTTTGTTAGCGAAAACGAAAGCGTGGCAGAAAACGCGAGAGTTTTGATTACTGAAACACCTTGGTTCTTTGATTTCAAGAAACATGCAATGGAGTCAATTATTTGGGGGCATTCATTAATCGAACTAATACCGGGCATAGATTTAATCGACAAGGCGGTTTTAATTCCTCGAATAAACGTTAAGCCAGAAATTGGATTGGTTGCATTAGATGCATACAACGAAAGCAATGGGATTAATTATGAAACCGACCCTTTATATAGCAAGCGATTAATTTCTGTTGGAGGTAAAAAAGATTATGGTTTATTAATGACGGCAGCTCAATATGTGATTTATAAGAGAGGAGGGTTTGGCGATTGGGCACAATTTGCCGAATTATTTGGAATGCCCTTCCGCGTTGGCGAATATGATCCTTTTGATGCAAAGTCAAGACAGCTATTAGACGAAGCGCTATCAAAAATGGGTGGAGCTGGCTATGCTGTAATACCGAAAGGCAGTTCGATTGAAATAAAAGAGGCTGGCGGAACCGGGCAGAGTCAGATATTTCAAGACTTAATTAAAACATGTAATGAAGAAATAAGCAAGCTATTCTTAGGCCAAACGATGACAACCGACAACGGAAGTTCTCGAAGCCAATCAGAGGTACACAAGGATGTAGAGGATGAAATTACAATGAGCGATATCCTATGGCTTGAATACTTTTTAAACTGGGAGTTAAAGTATAAGCTTATAGACTTAGGTTATTCAGGCCTTGAAAATGGCAAGTTTAAATTCAACCTAACAAATGAGCTACCTTTAGAAAAGCAAATTGAAATTGACTTAAAGGTAGCGTCTAAAGTAAATATTGATCCTGTATATTTTTATGAAAAATACGGTGTTCCTATGCCCGATGGAAAACCTTCTGCAGTTGCATTGCCTCAACCCGATGGAGGCGAGGGCGAAAAAAAGTTTAGTGCACAGCATGATGATACATGCTGCCCTATAAATCCATATAATTTAACCCTTAGCACAGATATTAAACTTTCATCTGAAGAAGAAGATTGGCTATTTGAACTATATAACAACCCTAAATCAAATAGCTATGAAGTAGTAAAATACCAAAATACGATATCTCAGCTTAGAAAAGCAATGCTTGAAGGGTTTGGAGGTGTTGAAACCGACTACAATCGTCCTGATTATATGGCTCAGATTATGATGGAGCTAAATATTAACCGCTTTGGATTTGACAAAACCATTTCTGAAATTGTTGAGCTTAATAATGCCGTCAGAATCAGCAGCAACTTTAACGAGTTTAAAGAGCAGGCAAGTCGGATATTAGGAAAATACAATGTAAATTATCTTCAAACGGAGTATAACTTAGCCCATGCAACGGCTCAAAATGCAGCACGTTGGAATGAACAGAAGGCCCAGGCTAATATTTATCCTTATCTTAAATATGTTACTGTTGGCGATGATAGAGTAAGAAATTCTCATCGAGCCTTAGACGGTAAAATATTCAAATTCAACGATACTTCTTGGAGGAGTATTTATCCACCAAATGGATTTGGATGCAGATGTGAGATGATTCAATTGCGACCTTCAGAAATTGACTCAACCAACGTTATTGACGGCAATACAGCTAAAGCCTTATTAGGTGAAGAATATAAGAGAATGGAGAAGTCAGGATTTGCGGTAAACAGGGGCGAAACAAAGCAAATATTTGAGTTAAACAAGGCTTATTTGGGGCAAAATTTAAACGATTTTGATTGGAAAAGCGCCAAGATGGAATCTGCTGATAAAATTATAAAGGCTCAATTAAGTGAAATTCCAAAAAACGTAACAGCCACAAGGGAATCTGTTATTCAAGAGTTTGATAAAACCGCTAAAGATGGAATAAAAACATATACCGATCATTCAGGAAAAACATTATTGCTGCACAAAAAGACTTTATTAGAGCATTTGTCACAAAAATATATTGAAATAGGAAGAGATAAGATTTTTGAAAACATAAACTCAACCCTTCTAAATGCAGATGAAGTATGGCTAAACCAAAAAGGTGAAAAATTTCATTATAACTATATTAAATATTACAAAGATGGGTATATGATTGTTCCTGTAGATATAATTGATGGAAAATTAATTATTAAAACGTGGTATAGTTCAAACGAAAAAAACGTGGATAGAAAAGGAGTCTTGATAAAAAAATAAGGCCTCTTAAAATCCCCCTGCTCTTACGTCAGGATATTGTAGGAAGATAAATCGTTCCTAATTATTGTCAGGACTTTAGAGACCTTTGAACTAACTGCTTAGTAGGTTCGTGAATGCAAATATACAAAAAATGACACAATTTAAGCACCCTTTTCATAAACTTAATAAAGAATATTGGAGCTTTCGCCAAAAGCTGCCCGATATTATTAGCACAATAGCAGTTAATGATTTTAAAGAAAACTTCAGAAGACAGGGGTACATTGGAAATAGCGGAGAATTGATTAATTGGCAACCAAGAAAAATAAATAAAGGTAAAGGCAGAGCAATATTAGTAAAATCAGGCAGGCTAAAGCGCGACATTAGAAAAAAACCTGATTATAGAAGCGCAAGAGCAGTAACTTCTGTTCCGTATGCACAAGCCCATAACGAGGGATTTAAAGGCCGAATAAAAGTTAGAGGAAAAAAAGTAAAAGAGCATTATAGAAACGCCAATATACCTAAACGGCCATTTATGATAACTACTCCTGCTTTAATTAACAGGATAAATACTCGAATTGAGACAGATTTAGACAACATATTTAAAAAAATTAAAGAATGATTTTAGCAGGATTATACCTTCAAATTGTTGAGAGGCTAAAAAACTCTTCAATTAAGCACATTGACCTATTTGCAGGTCAATACATTGAAGACCCGGATAATGACCATAATGTTTTTTTAAGACCTGCAGTATTCTTGGAGTTTGAACAAATGGCGTGGCAAAGCCTTGCTAATAAAAAACAAGCTGCAGTAATTAACTTTAACATCCACATAGTTAGTGAACCGGTTATAGAAGAAAGTCACAACAACCAGCCAAACCACATAATTAATAAAGCTCTCGAACATTTAAGTACGGTTGACGAAGTTTGTAAAAAGTTACACGGTTTTTCGGGTGTGGGATTTGGCAGTATCAGCCGAATAGGTACAATATTCGACCATGCCGGAAACGCGGAAAAAGTTACTGTAATTCAATTTAAATGCCGTTTAACTGATATTGAAATGATGAATAAATACATAGAGGCTAATCCTGAACAAGAAATAATAACAAATTTTATAAATCAGCAATAAATATGATTACAGCAAACTCCAGTAAAACTTGCATTTATAAAGGCGAGGACAAGAAGATAGTTTTAAAACTAAAAGACAAAAGTGGGGCTCCAATTATAATTGATAATGGAGAAAACATAAAGGTACTATTAACCGTAAACGACACGGAAGTAGCCAAATTTTCAAAGGAGGAAGAAGATGGTTTTGAGGACATAAACACGGGTTCAAATCCGGGAGAATATTACATTTTAATTAAACGCGAAAACAGCTCGTCATTTCCATCAGGATTAATGAGAATGGAGATTTTAATTAAACGTGAAAATAGCGATTTTCCCGAAGGTTATCACTCTTCGGGCAAAACTCCATTAGGAAAAGTTGTTGAACATAAATTAGCTTAAATATGGCCGACATTTTAGTAGATATTATTATTGAAAATACAACCCCTGTTGAAGTTGTACCTGATGAACCCATCGTTATTGAAATTGTTGAAGAAGGATTGCCGGGAAAGAGAGGAAAAAGCGCTTACGAAATTGCGGTTGATAATGGATTTTCCGGCACCGAGCAGCAATGGATAGATTCTTTAAAAGGAGAAGATGGAGCACAGGGGCCACAAGGAGCACAGGGGCCACAAGGAGTACAGGGGCCACAAGGAGTACAGGGTATTCCCGGAGTTGTTTTATATAATCCTCCACATTCAGCAGGAAGTTTATTTGTGTGGCAATCACCTCATGGTGATTATCGTACTTATATTGTCAGAGCAGGGCAAACATTAAGTATAGGACAAACTCCATTTACACATCCTGAAAAAGTTGAAAGAATAGATGGAGACAGAATTACTGGCGTACAAAACAATGTGTTAAGAGTATCTTCAACTACTCTTACCCCACAAAAAACAGTTATCCGTCAAAGTGATGGTAAAATGTTTACAGCACACATAAACTCGGCATCACTCCAAGTCGTAGATATTAGAAACTATAGCGCAGATACACTTGTTTCTATGAGTGTAACACAAATAAATATAGGAACTTTAATAAGAGACATCATATATGTTGAGAGCTTAGACGAAGTTTGGGTATGCGCAAATAACAGATTTATCACAAGAATTAACCCAAACACGAATACAGTAATCGGCTCAATAGGCTCTGTTACGGCAACACCTCAAGGGGTTGTTATTGAAATGTTTGATACTCCAGGTAATTTCGTTTATATCCATTACCTTGATGGGACTAACAGAATAGAAAGATTGGATAAGACAACTTTAACATCTACATTAATTATTACAGGCACTGTTGCTAATAATACGGTTAACGGAAGCTTCAACATTAACACAAACTGCTTATATGCAATGAACCCAAGTAACAGGTTTATTATATATGATTGCATAAATTTAACTGAAACCGTTATTACTGATGCTACAAACTTACCACAGGGGAGTATTAGTAGTGAAATAATAGGTAACACACTCTATGTTGGAGTTCAATCTCATTACATTGCTATTTATGATATTACAATTCCAACAAACCCGATTTTACAATCAAACAGGATAGGGCTTTTCAGAGCAAGGGGGCTAAAGTTTAACCCAAAAACATTTAATTTATATGTTATAATGTCTGCGCCCGGAAGTGGAGATGGTACATTTGTTGCTGTTGTTGATTTGAGAACTAATAAGGTTGTCGATTCTCATATTATAAACAACTTTTCAAATACAGCGACTATAATGTATGCGATGAATTTGCACAACTTAGGCAATTTTGTTTGTGTTCCTTTTTCTGTCAATACAACAATTCAAGGAAATAAAATTTTTACGTTTTAAAATTGAAAATGAAAGTACAAATTATAAACAATAAAATAGTTTCAATAGGAGAAGGAATCTTAGACAATGGACTTAACGAAGTATTCCCTATTGATATAGAAATTCTTCCCAAAACAGAAGAGGGAGAATTAGATTATGAAGCGATATTTGCTTTAGAAGTTGAAGTAATAAATAATACTGTTCTAATAAAAAAGCCCCAATAGTAGGGGCTTTTATTTAGTTGCAAAGCTCTTGCCCTTTATCTACTATAAACATAAGGCTTTCTCCATCTATCCATATATCTCTAACATCTTGCCATTTGTTTTGATTTTTTCGCTCTAATGCTGTTCCATTAACAGCCCAAATATTGCTTGTATTTGGCTGCCAAAGCACAATGGCATTATCAATACACATTATCTTTAAGCTATCAATTTGCAATGGATATGTGCCGTAATAATTTGCCTTACAAATAAATACTGAGGGCTTTTCTTTTGGTTCGGGTTCTGTTGGTTGCTCTTCTGCAAATATTACTAATAGTATAAAGCCTCCAACAATTAAGCCCAAAAGGAGCCTAAAAGCATTTGTTTTCTTTCTCTGTTCCATATTTAGTTTATTAAATTATTGATATTATCAATAGTAAGCATGTTTACAAGTTTTTTTCTTGTAACCCTGTTTTCAGGAATTAAAATCGACAGGAGAGCCACAGCAGATGTTGTAAAATTTTCTCCTTCCATTAACTCGCATACATCGGGATATTGAATTAACAGAGCTTTGATTTTTTCAGAAGGCAAATTAAACAGCCTCGACACGTCTTCAATTGTTTGTACTTTCATAGTTAGCATATATTATGGTGACCGGGTGTGCTAACTATATAATTATATAATCAGGAGGCCTTACGGACACTCCTCACCCGGTCGATTTATCTTAATTGAAATTATATAGTTAGCATTGCGAATTTAGTAATAAAAAAAAGCCTCACAAATTTGTGAGGCTTTTTTTGCCTGAATGCCGTTTCAGGACTTTGCTGTTAAAACAGGGCCGTAATTTTAAAGTCATCGCACTTTGTTGGTACTTATTTGGGGCAATTAGCTGGCATTCCAAATCTCTCTTGTGTGGCCAGAGGTACGCAAACCACATTATCATGTTCACGAACATGTAACTTGACAAGCCCACTCCCGAACCGACTTTTAAAATCCTGTAGGCCCTTCTCGCTATTAAGGGATGCTTTTAATCTATTTAAAAGGGACAGTCGTTAAATATCTCAACTCGTTGTTGTTGTAATCCCTGTTTTATAGTTTTATAACCAATTCGTTTGCTGGTTTTAGGTATTCTGTACTGCAATGTCCCTCCTTTACTCTCCGGTATAAGTTTTATTGGTTCCGGACTCATCAAGTAAACTTCAAAAAGGCTAACAAAGGCTATTCCTAATTTTTTGTTGTAGTATTTGGAAAATAAACTGCTCATTTATAATATTATAATTTCCAAAAAAGCATACATAGCCAATAGTTAGCTGTAAAGTTAAAAGACGACACAAAACATAAAATATGAGAATAGACGACACAATTTATTTTTCACCAGGACTTAAAGCAATTGACGTGAACTTTGACGACCAAAGACAAATTTTGCTTGCA